GAAACCGCCACGGTGCGCTTCACGGCGGCTGGCACTTATGACCTGCGCGGCGCGACAATCAGCGGCACCCTGACGCTCGCCAATACCAGCGGCGGGGCTGTCACAGTCCAGCTTCAGCCGGGCGTGACCTTCGTGAATTCTGGTCCGAGCATCACGGTGGATAATGCGGTGAGCGCCACGCTTACCATTGATGGCATTGTGTCCGGCTCTCGCATCTTGATCCGCCGCACGGACACGCAGGCGGTTCTGGCAAACGCAATAACAGGCACGTCTTACGCTTATCCCTATGTGGTCGCGGGTTCCGTACCTGTCGAAATTTTATTGCGCAATGCAAGCGGGTCGCCCGCTTATCAGCCCTGGCGCGCGGTTTCCACGCTTGCAGGCGTCAACGCCACCATCACTGCCGCCCAAGTTTCGGATCAATAAGGGAAATCCGCAATGCCCATTGCTACAGACTTTTCAATTTCCGTCACTGGTGACATTCGGCACGTCAGCGGCTCGACCGTTTACACGGTTCTGGAATTGCACGCCTTCCTGCAAGATTTGGCTGATGATGCGACGGCGGCGGGAAATGACTTGCTAGATATTCTGGCACCGAACCCGACAAGGCTGGATGGCCCGCGCGATCCGGCGGTTGCTTCGCGCTTAAACCTGCTGACAGATGGATCGGTGGCGTTCAATCTGGATGACACGGCGGCGCAGTTTATCAATTTCGGTTCCATTAAGCAGCAGGGCGCTTTTGTCCAGTATTCCGGCCTGAAAACCATCGGCGGCATTGTGGCCGGCAGCCCGATCTATGTGGTGCAGTCGGGTTCCAAACTGACGAAGTTTTGGGCTGATGGCCATGTGCAGATTTTGGTGAAGGTCAAAACTGCAAACGCATTTATTGATAGCGGCAACGTCACCGCCTTCAGCCGCAAATGGGGACAGACTTATTCGCACTTTGATGTGGGGCTTTCCGCTGGTGGCGAAAGCAACGCGGCGCTTTCAACCGCGATTGACAGCAATATCCTGCTGACTGAGGCGCAGGCGGCGCTTCTTTCAACTAAGGTGGCGGTAGCCTTTGGCGATACCACGCAAGACTTGGGCAACGGGAATGGCGGCAAGCTTTACAAAGGAACCATCACGCTTTCCAATTCCTGCACACTGCAAGAAGCGTATCAGTACCTTCAATACCTGACGCGCGAGAATAGCGCTGCCACCTTGAATAGCATTCCCGGCTGGCGGTATCGCGTTCTGAATGCCGCTTACACTGAAATCCCATCGGCGCCCTTCGGCACCTTCGCGGGCGGCACGTTCTTTGTCGCGCAGGGCTGGTTCATCACTGGCGTCCTGCCGGCTGAAAGTACACGGTATCAGCTTATCGCGCATGACGGCACCGCGCAGGTGCCGCCAACCCTTATCGGCATTACCATCGGCAATCTGGTGTCCGGCGACCGCGTTTTGGTGGCGCGCGACAATGGGTCCGGCGCGCTGCTAAAGGATGAATACACGCCGGTCGCGGCATCATCCGGCGCCACGGCTTTGACTGTGGTGGAGAGCATCAAGACAGACACGCCAAGTTCTGGCGTCATACGCATCAAGGGCCTGCGCTACACCTATTCCTCCTTCAACGCTGGCACCAAGACCTTCAGCGGCCTTTCCCCGGCGCTGGCGAGCAACATTGTCACGGCGGATGATGTTTTCGTGCCTTACATTGATCGGCAGGCTGCGGGTGCGACGGAAAGCGTCACCTTCATCTATGCGGCGAATTTCAATACGCGGGTTGATGTCAGGAACGGGTCCGGCGCTTCGCCTATTGTGCCGTTCAGCACCACGCTTTCCATCACAAATGCGGGCGGCAGCGTCAATGCCAGCCGTAACAGTGATGTCTAATGGCCTATTACGCCGCGCCTTTCACCTTTGATTTCGTGACGTCCCGCATTGATGTGGATGTGGGTGTCGCGGATGTTGATTGCGCCACGCTTTACGCTGCGGTGAAGGCAGCGCAGGCAAGTGAGGAGGGAATCATCTATGACCGAATCGGACGCGGATCAGGGCTCAATAACCTTGGCCCCGGTGTTCAGGTCGGCCTCACCGTCGAAGTACTGGGGGCGTGGCAACTTCGCTTCCCAGCCGGAGATTACGTCGCCCGAATCGCGGGTGGAAACTTCATCGGCGGACCAGGCGGAGACCCCATTGCCTATACTGCCGGCGTCCAAACCCTCCTGATCCAGTCTGCGGCTTCAACCGTGGTCACGGCGGGCGGTAGCGTTCCTACCGCTGCACAGAACGCGGCGGCGGTGCTGGCGGCGGCGGCGGCAACGCCGATCCATGCGGACATCCGAAAGGTGAACGCGGTCACTGTGGATGGCGCTGGCACTGAAGCTGATCCCTTCGGGCCGGTGTAATGGCTTCCGCCTGGGGTGCGGCATGGGGTAATTCATGGGGCAACGCCTGGGGCGTTATCACCAACAATCTGCCGCTCTCGCGCGGCGTTTTTATTCCCGCTCTCAATCGCGGCGGCTTCAATCTTGCGACAAACCGCCCCGCGCTGCCTGTAGCAAGCGCAAGGGCGGCTTTGGTTGCGGCGCTGCTACGTCCGGCTTTCCATGCGGCGCAATCCCGCCAAGCGCCTTCTCTGGCGGTTTCTCGCGGTGCTTTCTCTGCTTCTTTCGCCCGCGCTGCTTTTCAGGCGGCTCAGGGCAGGACTTTCACCCCGGCTGCATCACGCGGCAACTTCATTCCAGCGCAGGCAAGGCCATGATCACAGTCACAACCCCGCCCGCCACGAACATGCTGACCGTGCTGGCCACGGCGGCGCGCGAATTGGCTATCTCGGACGCGACGGCGGGCTTGCAAGAATTGATCGGTCAGGCTTCGGACGCTTGCGCGCGGTATTGCGGGCGGGCGGAAGGCTTTGGCCGGGCAACCGTGCGGCAGACTGAGCGCGGCGTCGATCTGCCGTGCATCATTCTCGACCGGGATCTGAACCCGGCCATTACCTCAGTCATCGAGGACGGCACCACGCTTGCCGCGACAGATTACGAACTCGACGGCTCGCTGCTTTATCGGCTGTCCGGCGATTATCGCATCCAATGGCGCGCGGCGGTGGTGCAAGTCACCTACGCGGCGGGCTATGCGCTGCTAACCGATCTGCCGCAAGACATTGAACGCGCGTGTCTCGCCACCTTGGCTGGCCTGCAAACCGCGCGCGGCCGCGATCCGCGCATCCGCTCCGAGAGCGCCGATGGTGTCGGGTCCGTCTCATACCTTGACCCGCGCGCCGGGGCCGAAGCCATCCCGATTGAAGCCGCCGCGCTGCTGGCGCCGTGGCGAAAGATGGGCGCGTGAGCATCGCCTCAGCCGTGCCGCGTCTGATTGCGCGCTTTGGCCGCCCTGCCACGCTGCGCCGCCGGCAAGCAATGACAACCACCTTCACGGAAATCGCCGTGACAGGATGGCTACGCAGCTTCAGCCCGGAAGAAATCACGGGCGGGGTGATGAATGGCGACGCTGAAATGACAATCAACGCCGCGCCGGTCTTGGCATCGGCAGGCTTTGCGCCCCCGGTCAAAGGCGATTTCGTGGCGATTGATGGAAAGAATTGGGCTGTGCTTGGCTGCAACCCCCTCATGGTTGCCTCTACGGCGGTCGCCTATGCCCTTCATGTGCGGGGCGGGTGACACATGAGCCCGGAACCTTGGAACGACGCCAGAGCGCGCCTTGTAGCCGCCGCGCTGCCCTATCCTATCGAGTGGCCGAATGAGGCATTCGCCGCGCCTGACTTGGCGGCTTGGCTTTCGGTTGAGGCTGAAGGCGATGTGCTGGAGCCAATCGAACTCGGCAACGGCGCGTGGGAAGAGCGCGGCACCTTCATGGTGCATGTCATCGTGCCGCTCGGCACAGGCAGCGCTACCGCGCGCCAAGTGGCGAAAGACATAGCGAACATTTATCGCGGCGTGGTCGGGTACACCGTCTATCGCCGCGCCTCCATCGGCGCTGGCGTCCCCAGCGAAGACGGGAAGTGGTGGGTTCTGACCGTCACGGTTGAATGGACCTACACGGACCGGCCTGCATAGCGCGGGCTTCAACGCGGCCCAGCCGCAGAACCTGAAAAGGAATTAGAGCATGAGCGGTTCTGTCACCGGCTATCAGGCCGGTATTGAAACGACTGAAACAACGCTTTCCTATGTGCCGGAAGCAACCTGGGGAACGGCGCCGAATAGCGCATTCACCGCGCTCCGCATCACCAGCGAAAGCCTCTCGGGCAGCAAGGCCCGCACGCGCCCGAATGAAATCACCGGCACCCGCCGCGTGTCGCCTTCCGTGACGCAAAGCGAACAGGCCAGCGGCGCTATCAATTTCAACCTGTCTTATGGCACGTTCGACGATTTCTTTGCGGGCGCGCTTGGCGGTGATTGGTCGGCGGCGCAAACCATCGCGGGCGTTGCGGCAGACATTACCGTCACCACCGGCACGAACGTGCTTTCCTCTACCACGTCGAACAAGTTTCAGAACTTGCTTGAAGGCCAGTGGATTGAATTGCGCGGCTTTACGGCTGGCAGCGGCGCCAACAACGGCTTTTATCGTATCGCCACCAAGACAAACAACCAGAGCCTCACCCTTGCCGGCAAGACCATCGCCAGCACGGAAACCCCGGCGGGCACGGCGGCGTCTGTCCGCAACGCGGGGATGCTCCGCAATGGCGACTTGGTGAAAAGCTTCCACTTGCAAAACCGTTTTGCCGCTGCGCTTTGGCTGCGCTACGCGGGCGCCATGGTGTCCTCGCTGTCGCTGTCTGGCGGCACGGGCCAATTCTTCACGGGTAGCCTAAACATCGCGGCGCGCGATGAAGTGAGCGCGATTACCGCCGCCGGTAACGGCACGGTAACTGCGGCGCCGACCGGCGGCTTCTTTGATAGCGTCGCGGCCTTCGGTGGCGTGCAGATTGATGACACGGCGCTGTCTGCCGCCGTCAATTCTGTGGCGCTCACGGTATCCCGCGAAGGCGCTGGCATGGATTACGGCATGGGCAGCGCCGCCGCTCAGGGCGCGCGGTGGGGCCAGGTGCAAGTCGCCGGGCAGATTGAACTCTATTTCAAGGACTTCACGCAATACGCGCTATTCAAGAACGAAACGCGCTCGCGTGTGGCGTGGCGTAAGCGTGACCCGCAGGGCAATAACTACATCTTCACCCTTCCCGGTGCTAATCTGATGAACCCGAACATTCAGGTCGGCGGTCCGAACCAAGCCATTCTGGCGCGCTTCGACATTGAAGGCGGCAATGATCTCGCACTGCCTGCCATCCAGATTGATCGTTTCGCCGCCTAACGAAATCGCGGCGTAATTGCCGCGATGCTCCCGCGCGGAGCATGGGGCTACCGGCACGGCGGGTCGCCGGTAGCCCCACCTTCCCGCCACCCGCCACCCCGCAGAGGTTTCAATGACAAAGCTTAGCATGTTCGAGCGCGATACCGTTGCGCTCACCGATGGCGTTTGGGTAAATCCCGACCCCAAAAACCTTGACATGGAATTGCTGGTGAAGGCCCGCGATGCGTCATTCCTTGATGCGCTTTCGGTCGCTTACCGTGAATTGGTCCGCAAGGCCCGCGAAGATGGCCGCCTGAAATCCCGGCAAGGCATTTCCGATCTGCCGCCGTCAACGGTTCAGATTGCCGAGGATGAATTGATCCTTACGCGCCTAGTGCTTGGGGTGCGGAACCTTGAAGGCGAGCATGGCCCGGTTTCCATCAAGGAATATCGGGAAATGGCGCTGACTGAGCGCTTCCGGCCATTGCTGGATTTGGCCCGTGAAGCGGTGGCGATTGCGACTGACCGGCGCGCGGCGGACCGTGAGGAAGCCTTGGGAAACTTCGGCAATTCGCGGCCCATCAATTCCGGTGGAGCCGCGCCGCAGGAATAATCGAAGCGCTTGGCGATGATGAAGCAAAGCCCCCCGCGCTTGGCCCTGATCTGCTTTGGCTTTGGACCGCATGGCAGGGGCTTTCGAGTGAGCGCCCCTGGATTGCGGGCGGCATGGGGCCAATGATGCCGAGCGAGACGCCATTTCGCGCCGCGCTGGCATGGGCCGATCATCGCGGCATTTATGGCGCCGACCGCGAATTACTGCTTGACGGCTTACGCGCGATTGACGGTGAGTTTTTCGCCGCGCATTCGGACCGGGTGAAGGCTTCGCAATGAGTTTCTCCCGTTCCGTCAAGCTTTTTGTGAGCCAACACCTAACCCCGCAGGCGCAATCGGCGGCGCTTGCCAGTTATGCGCGGGCGGATGTTGCACGGTTGCAGAATGCGCGCCGCGCGCCATTGGATTACACGATTTTCGTCGATGGGCGCGAAGGCGCGGCGCCGGAGACTGTCAAGCCGCAAGGCACCATCGTTTATCGCTTCAACGGCTTGGCTGAAGCGGTTGCTTTTGCGCTTGGCTTTTGCATCGCGCGCTCGCCGTTCAGGACGGGCCGCTATCGCAAAAGCTGGTTTGTCTTAGTGGATGGCCGCGCGTGGAATGCAGATTTCCGCGATATTCCGGCGGGGTCTGAAGTGTATATCGTGAACACTCAGCCTTATCACCGGAAGCTGGAAATGACCGGCGGCTTGCAGCGCAGCACCACGCGGCTTTGTGCTGATGCGCTGCGCAGGCGGTTTCCAGGCTTGATGGTGTCTCATGATTTCCTTGAACTGCCAGGCGGGCCGGCGCCCGCGCCATACAGAATGCGCGGCGGCGTAGTGTCGCGGCGGCGCTTTCGGCGGGCGCGCATGTCCAATCCCGGCGAGATGATGACTTACCCGGCGGTGATACTCCGCTGGCGTGATGCGTAGGAGGCGGCGAGCATGGCACAGGTAGCGCAGCTTACGACTGCCGAATACACCGCCCGATTCAACGACCAGATGAGCCAGGGCGCCAATGCGGCGGCGCAGGCAATGGAGAAGCTTGGGCAGTCGTCCGAAACTGTGGAAACGCGCGCTCGCCGCGTGTCGCAAAGCTTTGAGGCGCTTGAAGCGCGGCTTGATTCCGGGGCGCGAATGGCGCAGGCCAAGGCGCGCGCTGATGAGACAATGGCGCGGCAGATTGAACGGGTAAATCTCGCCGTTGAGCGTGGTCAGACTACACAGCAGCGCGCCAATGAACTAATCGCCCGTGCTAATACCGCGCGCGATACCTATATTGCCAAGGTTGGCCAGCAGATTGCGGTGGAAGAACGCCGCAACCAAATCTTGCTCGGTGCGACCAATCAGCAGAACAATTTTGCCGCCGCCAACGACAACGCCACGCGATCCTCTGGCCGTTTCGGGCAGGCGATGGGGCAGGCTGGTTTTCAAATTCAGGATTTCGCCACGCAAGTAAGCATGGGGCAGAACGCATTGACCGCGTTCGGTGTCCAGTTTGCGCAATTTGCGGGTATTTTTGGAACCGGCGGCGCCATTGCGGGCGCGGTGGTGACGGTTGGACTTTTGGCTTCGCAGTTTCTTTTGGCAGGGGAAAGCGCCGAAAAGGAAGCGCAGCGGATTGAGCGAAACTTTGCAGGCATGAAGAGTGTGGCCGAGGAAGTCAAAACGGTCATTCAGGAAATCAACGACTTATTTCTGACGGCGGCGGAACGCTCAGCGGCGGCGGCTAACCGGCAATCGGCGGAATTGGCGTCGAATGCCCAGCGCTTGCTGGATATTACAATCCAGCGCAATGAAGGCAACGCGCTGGAATTGACAATGACGCAGCGAGAGTTGCAGCAGGCAGAGGAAAGAATTGCCCGCCGCGACGAAGCTATCCGCGCCAGGACTGGTTCTCGCGTCAATGAGTTTCAGCGCCAGGACGAGGCAACACTTTTCCCTCTGCGGCAGCGCATTGCAGAACTTGAGGTGGATAGCTCGCGCCAAAGCGCCCGAATTGGTGAATTGCTGGATGCGTTACAGCGGGTCCGCAACGCTGGCGTGGTGATGCCCGAAGAGGCCAACATGCCACCGGCGCCAGAGCGTGAGCGCGGCAACCGCGATGCAGAGCGTGAAGCATTGCGCCTACAGCGTGAAGCGGAGCGTGAAGAGCAACGCGAGCGGGCCAGAGCCGAGCGCGAAGAGGAACGGGCGCGGCAAGAGGCTTTGCGCGCCGAAGAACGCGCCTTGCAGGAACGCGAGCGTCTGAACCAGCGCACCACGGATGAAATCGTGCGCTATTCGGCGGACCGCTTTGCCGATCTTTGGAGCAACACCGGACGCGGGTTTGCGGGGCTCATGGAGAGTATGCTGCAAATGGTGCGCCGGACGTTTGCGCGCATCGCGGCGGAGGCTGTCATCCGGCCAATCGTGACGCCAATTGTTTCCAATGTTGTGACGCCAATCATGGGCGCGTTTGGGTTCGGTGGGACAGCGGCGGCCGGCACCGGAGCGCCTGCGAATGGCGGCTTTAGCGTCGGCTCTATCACCTCTTTCATTCCCAGCGTTGGTGGCATGGGCGGTGGTGGAGGCTTCATGGAAATGCTTGGCATCGGCGGTGCTGGCGCTGGGTTTGGTAGCTTTTTAGCTACGCCAATCTTCGGCCAGGCCGCCTTAGCCTCATCTACCAATAGCGCGCTTGCCGCCATGCCGGGTGGTATGATGGGGCCTGCCACACCAGCCGCAGTTGGTTTGCCTGGGGTAACTGTTGGACAAACGCTCGGCGCTGGAGCCGCAGGCTTTGGTCTTGGTATGTTGGGCGGTAGTATTTCTGGCGGCATTCGAGGCACGGCAAACCCCACAGCGGGTAGCGCTATTGGCGCGGGCATCGGCACTGTTGGCGGTTTTCTGATTGGCGGCCCTGTTGGCGCCATGGTTGGCGGCGCTATCGGCGGCACCATCGGCGGCCTATTCGGCCCCACCACCAGAGGCAACGCATCCCGCGCGGGTGGCGACGTGTTCCTTGGTGTGGATGCCAATGGCCAGCTTACAATCACCGGCGCGCGCGGTAAGCGTTGGGACCAGGGCGGCGCTACGGCGGCGGTGCAGGAGCAGCTTAACGCCATCAACGCGCAAACCAGCGCGCGCGGCCTGACCTTCGCCGGGCCAGGGCAAGCGGCGGTTGGCTTTGGCCAGGCTTCCGGTTCGCCGCGTGAGTTGTCCTTGACCGCATTGGTTGGCCAGCTTCGCAGCGAAAACGCCAACCAGATGCGCGCCTTCGGCACTTTGGCCGGGCGCGGTGCGGGGCTTGAGGAAGCTCTTTCGGCGGCTGATTTCGTGGTGCAGATTTTCGAGCCGCTGGGCAAGGCGGTGGAAAAAACCAGCGCTTTCAAAGACGCCATGGAAGCGCTCACGAAGACCTATGACGACGCTATCACCCGGGCCAAGGATTTAGGCCTGGCCGAGACAGACTTGCAAACCCAACGCGCCGAACGTGTGGCCAAGCTTGAAGCCGACCGCGCGCGGGACTTGGACATCATTGACCGCACCATTGCCGCCCGCCGCATGGCGCTGGGTGGCGATAATCGTGGCGCGGGCCTGACACAATTTGATCTGCGGGCGGAAGCGGAATTGCGCGCCTTCCGCGATCAGCTTTTCCAATACGGCCTGGAAGAAACCGGCGATGAATACCGCCGCCGCGTGGTGGCGCTGGAACAGACCATTGCCGATGAACGCCTGGCGGTGATGCGCCAATATGATCAGCAGATGCGCGGCATAACGCAAGGCTTGCTGGAAAGCCTGACGCTTGGCGATTTGGGTGGCCTGCCGCTTGAAGCGCGCTATGGCGCGGCGCTGTCCAGCCTATCGGCGGCGCAGCGGCCCTTGCTGGATGGTGCCACGCCGGAAGAATTGGCGGAATTCTCACGCGTGGCGCAAATTGCGCTGCCCGTCGCCAAGGAATTTTTGGGCGTGTCCGGTTCCTTTGCGGAACTGGTGGCGGACGTTGCCCGCACGCTGCGCACCGCCGCGCCGGGCAGTGACCCGGCCAACCTTGGCGCGCTGTTGGAAGCCCAGGTCGCGGGTTCTGACCGGCTAGAATTGGCCGTCATCAGCACCGGCAACATGCAGATAGAATTGCTGCGCAACCTACTGACGGAATTGCGCCGCTCGATCGCACAGAATGAAGCCTTGCTGGCCCGCGCCAGCGTCTAAGGAGAAATCGCACCATGCCAATTCCGGCTTTCAGGGCCAAACAATCCACGGACACCGCAGGCACCGGCACGCTGGTGCTGAACGCGGCGGCGACCAATGCGCGCAGCTTCAACGCCGCCTTTGGCGCATCCGCCCGGCGCATCATGTATTGCATTTCATGGTCCACGGGTTTCGAGATTGGCTACGGCGATTTTGATGGCGGCACGCCTGGCAGCCTGACGCGGGCGACCGTGCTGGCGTCCTCAAACGCCGGTTCGCTGGTGACGCTGCCCGCCGGCACCAAGGATGTCTTTGCGGTGTTTGAACCCGCCGCGCGGGAAGTGGTGGCCATTTCCGGCACGGCAACGCTGGCGCTGGCAGATTTGGGCAATACGGTGGTGTTCACTGGTTCCAGTGCGGCCACGCTCAATCTGCCCGCCGTGGCAACCGTACCTAATGGCGCGGGTTGGCTGGTGATGAATAGGGGCACGGCTGCGCTTACCATTGATCCGAACGGCGCCGAACAAGTGAACGGCGCATCCACGCTAGTATTGCAGGCGGGCCAAGCGGCAATGATCCTGCGCGTTTCTGGCGCTTGGCAGGCGGCTTTGTTGGGCAGCACCGCGATTGGTGCGGCGTTACAGGCCGCCTTGAACGGCGCTGCCGCCGCTGATGTATTGAGTGCAGCGCCGGTGGATATTGCCAGCGCCGCCACCACGGATATTGGTTCTGCCACTTCGCCGAATGTGCGGGTAACCGGCACCACAACCATCACCAGCCTTGGTACGGCCCCGGCTGGTGTGCGGCGCTTTCTGACTTTCGCGGCGGTGCTGACCATTACCTATAACGCGACCAGCCTTCAAACGCCGGGCCTTGCGAACATCACCACGGCGGCGGGCGATACTGCGGTGGCGCGGTCGCTCGGTTCGGGTAATTGGGTGATTGAAAGCTTTACGCGCGCGGCGGGCTTGCCGATGTCTGCTAGCGCGACCGGCGCTGCGCTGGTTGCGGCTGCGGATGCCGCGGCGGCGCGGACGGTTATTGGCGTTTCTGATCAGTGGGTTCAGCTTGCCAGCGCGAATATCACGGCGGTTTCGCAGATTGATCTGACTTGGACCGGCGGCGCGTATCTGTTTTACAAAATCTTTATTCTTGGCCTGAAGCCAGGCGCCGCAACCAACAATGACTTGTTTCTGCGCGTTCGGCGAAACGGCACATTTCTGGCGGGCGCCACGGATTACAATACGGGCGATTCTTGGTGGAACGGCACAGCAGTTGGAAATCAAGCGGGCGCTGGCTCATATTCCTTGTTGGCGCAGGCTGGCATGAATGGGGAGCCGATGTTCGCTGAAATAAATCTGATGCAAGCGGCAAATACTGAACGCATCGTGATTGATAGTAAGACGCGCCACACATCAAACACCCCGGCGCATTCGCGATCCATTTTCACGGCGAACACAGATGCCGGTTCTGGCTGGCTTGATGGCGCCCGCATTTCCTTTGTTGGCGGCGCCACGAATTTCGCGGCGGTTGGCAAGATTGTTGTTCTGGGGATGAAGTCATGATGAAGGTTCTGGAAGTCAACGCCAACGGCGCCATTGAGCGCGATATGACGCCGGAAGAAATCGCGGAGATACCGCCGGCGCCGCCGGCGCTTATCCCGCGTGAAGTCACCAACTTCCAAGCCCGCGCCCTGCTGATGAACATGCCGGGCAGCGCGGCGGGCCGCAGCCTGTTCCAAGATGTGGATGATACGTTGCGCGCACTTGGCGGGGTGGAATGGCAGGCGTGGGAATACACCACCATCTTCCCGCGTGAGTCGGCGCTGATTGCCGCCATTGGCGCGCAACTGAACCTAACCAATGCGCAGCTTGATGAAATGTTCGTTGCGGCATCGGCAATAAGTGTTTGATGAAAACGCTGCGCCTAATTCTGGCGGAACTCAACACGCCAAGCGCGCAACGTGACCACTGGTTTTTGTGGTGCGCCGGGCAAATGGCGCACGCCATGATCGGCGCGGTTATCGCGGGCGGCTTGCTGTTTGTATTGCCGCCCGGCTGGGCTTTCGCCACGGCGGCGCTTGGCTATGCGTTGGCAAAGGAACTGCCTGATTTCTGCCGCGCACCATCTTGGGCAGCGGCGCGGGATTGTGTGCAGGATGCGCTTTTCGTCACCAGCGGCGCGGCTGTAGCGGTGGCGATTGCCGAAGGGCTGGCGCTGCTTTTCATCGTGGCGGTTTTGGCCGCTGTCATCGGCCTTTGGTGGGGCACAACGCTGCGCTTGAAAGGGGCTGGCAATGCTCGCAGATGACGCACCCGGCATGGACGCGCCTGCCATCCTTGCGGCGGGCATGTCCAATGCGGGGTTTGCCACACGGCCCGCGCTGACGCTTGGCGGCCAGCCCGGCGCGGTGGTGGTGCTGGTGGAAATCACAGTGAAGGCGGCCGAATAATGATGGCATTTGATGCGCCTGGCGTAATGGCCCCGGCCTTCATCCCAGATGCGTTTGTCTCACCGCAGAACATCGCCACGCTGCGCCTGGCCTCGGCGGGGTTTGTCTCGGCTGCAAGCGATACGCCTGCCACCACTTATTTCGAGCCGCGCATCCTGGGCGATATTGAAATAGGCCAATCCGCCGCCGATGCGCTGGCCGTGGGCGGGCGCGTGGCCCTTGCGGTGTCTGAGGTAGCCCTGGCCGACGGTGATGGCTTCAGCGCCGATCTGGCGCGGTATGGCGTGGCAGATGGCCGCGCTGTGCGGGTGCTGTCGCTTCCGGTGGTGGATGCTCGCGCCACGGATTTTGGCACCACGCTCGCCGCTGCGGCTGTGCCTTTCACGGGCGTGCTGCGCAGCATAGACCGCACGGGCGAATTCGCCGCGCGTATGGCGCTGGGTGACGTGACGGAACGCATGGCGACACCCCTGCAAGCGGTGCTGTATCAAGGCACCGGCGGGCAGGAAGGCGGGGCGGAACTGAAGGGCAGGCCCAAGCCTGTGACGCTCGGCCAGGTGTTCAATATCGCCCCGGTGTTCCTGGGCAATGTGGATTTAGGCGCCGGTAGCCTGCCAACCTATCAAAGCCATTGGCGCGCGGTTGAAGGCCATGATGTGGTGCGCATCCGTGGCGTGTCGCAATCCATCATCACCAGTGGCACGCCAACCGTAGGGCAGGCGCGGGATTGGCCGGCGCTGGGCATGTTCCAGCTTGGCGGTGCGCCGGATGGCGACGTGACGGCCGATTTGCGCGGCGATAACGTGCCCTTCTATGTGAATAGCACTGGCACCGTGTTGCGGCGGATGCTGCAAACCTTGGGCGCCGGATACGCGCAAAGCGAATTCGATGATACCGCCTGGGGTTTTGCCGAAGTGGATTTGCCCGGCATTATTGGCTTTCACCAGACTGCTACCGTCACCAGCGCGCTTGCGGCGGCGGAAGAAATCCTGGCCGGGTCAGGCGCCATGCTGGCATCCGGCCGCGGCGGGCGCATTCGCTTGGCAGACCCGCTGGCGACAGACACCGCGCAATTCGATCTGCCGTCAGCCTGCATTCTGGCCTGTGAGCCTTTGCCATTGCCCGCCAATCTGCGCCCTTTGCCGCGCGCGGTGGCAGTGCGGTGGCAGCGTAATTATGCGCCGCTATCCAATATCGCGGGCGCGGTATCGGCGGCTGACCGGCAACGGTTGGGGCAGGAAGGCAGCTTCGCCCGTTCTGAAAGCGGCGTCATCACTTCCCGCGTGGCGCAGCAGCGCGAAATCGCCTTCCCGTCCGCGTATTGGACCGAAGCGGAAGCCCTGGCGCGTGCCGCCAAATGGCGCACGGTTTTGGAGGCTGGCCCGCGTATGGTGCGGGTGCTGACAGACCGGCTGCTGGGCCAGGTGGAAATTGGCCAGATTGGCCGCGTCACCTATCCGGCGTTTGGGTTTGATAACGGCTTTACCGGCGTGGTGGTTGGCTGGCGTGAAAACCTGACCGCGCGGCGGATTGAGATAACCTTGTGGGGGGCAGGCTGATGCCGGGCGCATTCCTGTATGACAATGTGGTGCAGGGCGCCACGCTGGCCAGCGCAGAAGCAAGCGTGGGCACCTTGCCTTTGAGCAACCTGCAAGACGCGCAACCGCGCCGCCGCACGCGCCTGATGGGCAGCGCGGCCACCATTATGATTGATTTGGGTAGCAGTAAATCCGTGGACTGCGCCGCGCTGATTTCCACGACGCTTGGTGCTGGCGCCACAGTGCGGGCGCGTGTTGGGCCTGACGCGGCGCTTGTGGAAGCCGATCCATCACTCGCGCTTAATTTCCTGAGCGGTGCGCTTGATCCGCGGATTAGCTTCACGCGGGCGTCTAACGCTTGGTATTTTAATGGCGCGGGCAATCTGGTGCAGGCCAGCACGAACGAGCCGCGCTTTGACTATGATCCTGCCACGCTTCAGGCGCGCGGGTTGTTGATTGAAGGCGGTAGTTCAAACATTGCGCTGTATTCGCGCGACTTAACAAATGCCGCCTGGGTCAAGACCAACATCACTGCCGCGCTAAATGTCACCGGCATTAACGGCGCGGCCAATAGTGCATCGCGCCTGACCGCCACGGCTGGTAACGGGACGGCGCTGCAAACCATCACATCGGCAAGCGCCACGCATGTCAGCAGCTTCTTTGCTCATCGCATCACTGGCACCGGCCCGGTGGATATTACGCAGGACAACGGCGTGACTTGGACGGCCATCACGCTAACCGCCGCGTGGCAGCGTTTCAATGTGCCAGCCGCTACGGTAGCAAACCCAGTGATTGGCTTCCGGCTTGGGACCAATGGCGATGTGATCGCGGTTGATGTGGCGCAATGTGAGGTTGCAGGCGCCCCTACCAGCCCGATCATTACCAATGCAGCATCGGTGGCGCGGGCGGCTGATAACGCAACAGTCAACACGCTCACGCCTTGGTTTAATCCAAACGAAGGCACCATATTAGTTGAATATCGGCGACCATTTGTTGGATTTAATCAATTTGAAGTTAGTTTTTCTAACGGAACCTTTGATGAGTTTATTGGTCTTTATACAGATCCCGTAAGTCAAATAGCCGCAATTAGACAAGGCGCCGCAAGTCAAGTTGCTCTACTTTTGGAGGTTGGTGCTGGCGTTAATGATCGTTTGAACAAAAAGATATTAGCTTATCAAGTCAATAATTTTGCCACTTCGTTGAATGGTGCAGCACCTATTGTTGATACATTAGGTTCCGTTCCGATTGGCTTGACCAGCATGAGAATAGGAACCTTTCTGGGTGGGAGTCAGTCTTGTAACGGCTGGATCAGCCGCCTTGCCTATTACCCAACGCGGCTTTCGAATGCGCAGCTTGTCGCCCTGTCCGGCACAGGATCATCGCTGGTGCCCGGCGAAGTCACGGGCGACACCGGCACCATCGCAGCCGAAGCGGAAGACGCCAACCAGGGCAATGTGATCCTGACCCTGCCAGCGCCTGCCTTGGGGCGGTACCTACGCATCGACATCGACAACCCTGCGGCTGCTTACACAGACATTGGCGTGCTGGCGGCGGGGGCGCTGTGGCGAACCATTCGCAGCATCGCTTACGGTATCGAGGAAGGGCGCCTCATGCTTGACCGGCGCGACCGAAACCCCTTCACCGGGGCTGAATTCCCCGTGCCGGCCATCGCCAATCCACGCTATGCGCGCTTCACCTTACCGGTGCTGTCAGACGCCGAAGTCAAAGCCTCTCACCGCGAATTGGTGCGCGTGCTTGGCGCGGCCGGCGATGGGCTTGTCATCCCTGACATTGCGGATGGCTTGGCCGAGCGCAACCGCCGCGCCTTGTGGGGCGCATTGAACGAGCCGGGCGGCAATTCCGGCACTGTCATGACCGCTTACAATATCAATGAGCGCAGCTTTCTTGTCACGGAGCGGATATAATGCACGACGCGTTGCGCGAAAAACTGCTGCACGCTCATGCGGCGGTGAAGGAACACGGCGCGATAAACGTCGCGTCCAAGGCAACCGGCATTCCCTACACCACCATAAGAAAATACTACACGCAAGCAATGACGGATCTTGCCTTGCCGGATGTGCGGCACCATCCGAAAAGCCTTGCCCATACGCCGGTTGTGGAAGCCCCACAGGCTGCCCGAAGTGAATTGGTAATCAATCTGCCGCCAATCCAAAACGGCACCGCGCTTGCCTTTTCTGACTGCCACTGGACAAGCTTGATACAGCCTCGAAGTCTCGCACATGAAGCGCTTCTTATCTTAGCCCGGCACCTGAAGCCGGGTTTTTTATTTTGTGTTGGCGATGCTTTGGACATGGGCAGCACCTCACGCCATTTGCCGCTCATGTGGTCGGACGTATCGAAGCCCAAGGTGAAAGACGAACTCGCTGCCGGGCAGACGCATTTGCGCGATTTGCGCGAAGCGGCGGGCGACCCTGAATGCTACTGGATACGCGGAAATCACGATGACCGCTTTGACAAATACCTGGCAGCCCATGCCGCCGCGTTTGAGGGCATGGGCGCTTTCACGCTTGCCGATTGGTTCCAAGACTGGCGCATGTGCTGGCGCTTGGACGTTGGCGATAATGTCTCATTTGTGCATCGGTTCCATAACGGAATTCATGCCGGTTACAACAATGCCATGAAATCTGCCCGCACGGTTATCAGCGGCGACACTCATGCGCTTGAGGTGAAGCCCTGGAATAATTGGACCCGGCGCCTTTGGGGTGTGCAGTGCGGCATGATCGGCGATCCGGCTTGGCCTTGTTTCAATTACCGCTTGGCGCAGCCTGGCCAGCAGCAGCCGGGCTTCATTGTGCTGACATGGAAAGACGGCGAGTTGATGACGCCGGAGCCATGCGAAGTGGTGAACGGCGCGGCATGGTTCCGTGGTGAGCCTGTAGCCGGGCGCGTGAGAGTGAAGGCGGGCCGTGGCTGATATTGAAGCGCGCCTTGCCGATGCGGAAAGCTGGCGCGACCAGCGGGACGCCATTGTGACCGCCGCGATGACGCAACTGGCGCAATCGGGCGGGGCGATAGATTTTCTAAGCCTGCAATTTGCGCTTGGCGCTGCTTTTGGTGAGGCGGCAAAACAACGTGCAACTGTTTTTGGTTGCGATCAGGCTTGGGGCTTGGTCGCGCGCATTCAATCCATGATGGAGGCACCATGACCGCAAGCCGCAAGCCGCCCGAGAATAACCCCTTCGCCGCCGCGCTGCGCTTCCATGTCGAGGAAGCGATAGCCAATGGCGCGCGCGTCGCGATGCTGATTTGGGAAGGCGACAAAGGGATTGAGGTCGCCACGGTGCCGCAGAGCAAGGCGCTCGCGGTTGGGCTGATTTCCTGCGCTGACGATGCGCTTTTTCCCGACGTTGAAACCGATAGCGAGGAGGATTGACCCGTGATCCCCGTAATCACCGCCCTACTGCCCGCCCTGGGCACGCTAATTGACCGGCTAATCCCTGACCGCGCGGCGGCTGAACGCGCCAAGGCGGAGATGGAGCAGCAGCTTGTGACGGCTGCAAACGCGGCTGCAATGGCACAGGTCGAGGTCAATAAGGTGGAGGCCGCGCATTCCAACGTATTCGTTGCCGGGTGGCGGCCATCGATCGGCTGGGTCTGCGCCGCCGGGCTAGCCTGGGCATTTGTTCTGGCGCCGATTGCATCCTGGGCGCTGGTGGTGCTGGGCATCCGTGCCGAGCTGCCGGCCATTCAGTTTGATCACCTGTTCGAGCTGGTCCTGGCCATGCTGGGCATCGGCGGATTGCGGACGTTTGAGAAGCTGCGCGGGGTGGCGCGGTGATCTCCGCCCGGTGCGAATTGCGCCTGGCTGGGGTGCATCCTGATCTTGTGCGGGTGGTGCGGCGCGCGGCGGAGGGCGGCGTGGCGTTTCGGGTGGTGGAAGGGCTGCGCTCACAAGAGCGTCAGCGCGACCTAGTGGCGTCTGGCGCATCGCAGACGATGAACAGCCGCCACCTGACCGGGCACGCGGTGGACCTAGCCCCGGTGGTGGACGGCGCTGTGTCCTGGGATTGGAAGCATTTCTTCCCATTGGCGGACGCCATTGCGGACGCGGCCCGGAAAGAGGGTGTGCCCCTCATCTGGGGCGGCGCATGGGGGCGGTCCGTGCAGGATTGGCCGAAGGGCGGCGCTAAGTCCGCACAGGATGCCTATGCGGCGGAACGGCGCTCGGCGGGGCGCAAGCCGTTCCTTGACGGGCCGCATTTTGAGTTGCCGGCGGCGGTCTATCCGGCATAATCTCGGCAAGCCTTGCAGGTTAGTGGCCTAAGTATCAGAAAAAGCGCGATAAATTACGCATATCCCCGGCACTCATAATGCCGGGGTCAGCGGTTCAAGTCCGCTCGCCGCTACCAAAAAATCCCCTGAAATACTAAGGAATTTCTAAAACCGGCCCAAACCCCCAGGGGCGATTTGCGCCCGTTTTTGCCCGGTTTTTGCCTGTTTTGCCCATCTCAATCCGGCAAAATCTCGGCAGCGATTCGGCGGTCACGCCAGCCGGGCAACCGCTTCCCGGCGGTGATCCGCCCGGATGGTGGCATACCGCTGCACCATAGCAAGCGACTGCCAGCCGCCCAATTCCATCAGCGTCACCAAATCCACACCGGCCAGCACCATGCGCGCGGCCCAGTCATGGCGCCAGTCATGCACCCTGAAGTCCTTCACGCTAGCCTTCCGGCACGCGGTGCGGTGCGCCGCTGCCAGGGGATTGCCGCCAATATCGCGCGTGTCGGCGTAGGGTTCACCGCGTGCGGATAGGAACACCGGCCCGGCCTGGGGCTGGCCAGCGGCACACCATAGGCCATAGAGCATCAGCCGCACGCGCTGGTGCATCGGCACGGCGCGCGCCCGGCCCGCCTTGGCCCGCTGCGCCGGGATGCGCAGGCTTTCCGTGCGCCAATCCACATCACGCCAATCCAGCCTGAGCGCTTCGCGCGTGCGCATCCCTTGATAGGCCAGCACCAGCACCACGGCGCCCGCGTGGGGGCTATACGCGCGCAGCAGGGCGGCGCGTTCTGTGTCGGTCAGGTGTGCCAGCATTTCCCGCTTGCGGTGCCGCACTGCCGGCAAGGCGGGCGCATCAGCCCCTATGCTGGCGCAGACGGTGCGAATGGCGGCGGTCAGCAGCGCGCGGTAACGGGTGGCAGTGGCGGGGGTATGGTCGGGGTTTTCGGCCTGCCAGGCGGCCCAGGCGGCCGGCGCATCGGCTAGGGTATAGGCGCCAATAGCGTCATTTACGCGGCCCAATTTTTGGGCGTCTTGCCGGGCTACGCCACCCGGACGGGTTAGGTAGGCTTCAATCGCCGCCGCTATGGTGAGGACGCGCGCCCGCCCTGAAGGGCCTGCAAGCGCGGTTTGTCGGATGCGGGCTTCTTCGGCGGCCGCGATAGCTTCCGCGTCAATTCGCGCACGCGCTCCTGTGCTGAATTCGGCAACCGCATGGCTTTCCCGGCCAACGCGGACGGTGCCCGAGGCATACCAGACGGAGCCGCGCTTGCGGAGGTGGATCGCCATTGGAGGGCCTGAATAACCCGGGTGAGTTGCTGTTCGGTAAATAGAATGGTGCGGCCCCGGCGGGTGACATGCAAGCCGGGATCCTTCACCATTGCGTCATTCAGCCGGACCCGAGCGGTCTTTGGGGCGCATTGGAGGAGGGCGGCGAGGTCGGCTAGGGTGCGGAGGGTGGTGCGGTCAGTCATGCGCAGCAGCCCTCGCCCGTAGCGCGGCGGCGGCGCACACCGCCAGCGTGGTCTCTGCTTTCGCGCGTAAAATTTCGGCGGAAGCTTTGGGCAGAACTGAAAAGCGCGGCGGCACGTTCTTTTCGCCGTTCCGGTCGCGCCACCAAGCGCGCTTTTCGTTCCCGCGCTTTTCGAATGTCCAGCCGAGGGCGTATGCGATGTCTGAATCAAGCACGCGATCCGGCCCGGCTGCCTGTTCGCAGCGTTCGGCAAGGGCGAGGAGGGCGGTGGGGTCACTCATCGCCTTCCCCTTTCAGGGCGCGAATATCAGCGCAGGCATGTCCAATCGCGCCGTCAATTGTTGGCTCAAAACCAATGCGCCGGGCTATTTCTTGGTGCCGCTCACCGGCCTTTTTTGCCGCGATTTCCGCTTCTTCCAACGCCGCGCGCAATTTCTGCAAATCCCCCGCTAAGTCGTGCTTTTTTTGAAAGTATGGGGAAGCGTATGATGCCCAATGTTCAACGGCATCAATGGCAAGGCCCAACACCGCCCGCAGCTTTTCGATTTCGGCATCAGCTTTATCCCAGCCTTCGCGCAGCTTCTTGGCATCCTCAAATTTCACATACAGGACGCCATTGATTACTACGCCAATGTGATCCTTGCTCATTCTTTTTCTCCCAGCGCCGCACGGGCAATTTCAGCGGCCCATGCCATGCTGAATTGATCTTCGTTTTCAACAATCCTTTGCAGCACCGCCCGCAGTTTTTCGTTCTCGGCCTGTAGCTGCTCGCGCTTCTTCTGCTCGCGCGCATATTCCGCCGCGTTCCGGTCAGCCCTGCCGTGCTGATGGGCGCGCTCGCGTTCCGCGCTGACGAGATCGTCTTGAAGGTTGACCTTCTCCGCCCGTAGCGCGTCACGCTCGGCAGCGAGGGATCGGAGGGCGGCGGCAATTGTGGGTAAGCCAGTGCCGCACCATTTCGCCAGCCGCTCCGCTTCTTCCGTGGTTATGCTCATGTCAGCACCGCCAGCGCCGAAGCAAAAATACCGGCAAGGGCAACCGCCCAGGCAAGCATTTTTATTTCCCGCTCCAGCCGCAGAATAGCCGTGCGCTGCGCCGATCCGTCATCCTCCAGCCATTCCACGCGCGTTTCCAGCCTTGGCTTTGGCCTGTCGCCTTCGATGGCGGCGCGCAACATTTCCGCGCGCGCCAGTTGTTCGTCTTTGGTCATCCCGCAACGCTCCACGCCACTAGCGCGATTACCGCCGCGCCTATTGCGCACATGATCCGCCATTCCCGCGCGGTGACGCGGGAAGGCTCAGGGCCGGGGCCGGGGAATATGCCGCCGGTCATCAGAAAGGGATTTCATCGGAAAGATCGGCGGGCGCTTGGCGCGGCGCGCACGGCCCCCCGCAAGGTGGCGGCAATTTCTTCGGCGGTCATTGTCCGTCTCCAAACAGTGAAAGCTGGTTTGGTTCCGGGATGAACACGTCAGCACCGGCGGCAATCAGCAGCGCGGCAAGCGCCACGGCTTCGCGGCGGTAATCTGCCGCACCGTCCAAGCATTGCGCGGCGCGGTCAGGATCGGAATGCTCGCAGCGCGCGGCAGACGCTTCAAGGCGGCGGGCTTCAATAAGGCGCGTGGCGTGCAGGCCTGCCACGGTGGCGATATAATCGCGCGTCATCACGCCACCCCCAGCAGCACAAGCCACACCGCCACAACCCAGGCAATGCCTTGGAACAGCGCCTCAAACGCGGCGTTGACCGGGCCAGCGCCAATCGCCATCGTCAGGATCAGCAGCGCGCAAAGCGGGCCAAGCACAATCCACCAGATAATGCGTTCGTGGTTCATTGCGCGGCACCGCGGCGCATGTTCCAATTATCAATCGCGCGATAAAACGAGCCATTTACGGCGTCATCTTCCGCGCGACGCTCGGCTTCAACCGTAATGGTGGCGGCAGCTTCCACGAGCTGGTCAATCGCGTAGTCAATCGCCTCGGATGCGTCTTGGCTTGGCGCACTGGCGGCAATGTCAAGAAGCTGCGACACCATGCGCTCAATCTGCAACATGGCAGTCCAAGCCGTGGTGGCGGCTTCGTGCCAGTTACCGTTTTTGTCATCAGGGCACTTTTCCAGACGAGCGCGATAACCCGCCAGGCTGACTAATGCTTCGTGCTTAACTGGCGCTTCGGGCGGTTGAGTGGGCGAAAGAGCAAGCACTGCGGCCTCCATCGGTTGGCGATGGAGTTATTCCTACCTTATAGGTAATTTTAGTGCAAGACCTAATTTACTCTTTAGGTAACAATTTTTTTGGGAGCGTCCAATTCCGAAAGCTCCGCACCCAGGTCTAACCAGCGGCGGCGGCGCGCGTCAGATAGTGCGGTAATGAGTTGAAAGGCTTCTTTGGCATCAGCCGCCAAATGACGATGAGACGGCGAAAACGTTAACTCTCCGATAGAAGAAGCGCCGTAAATTTCCGACAATTTCATCATGTTAGCCACTGTCATAGGCGCCTTTCCCGTTTCCCAGCGATGAATAGTTACATCGGTAACGGAAAAAATGATTGCGACTTGTTCTTGAGTCAAGCCTGAGTGATCCCGCCATGCCGCCAAGTGCCCGAAGGGGTGCGCTTCATCCGGGGCTAAGGTGATTGATAGGGGTTTTCGTTTCCTGGCCACACATCAAGGGTAGCCTTGGCGCGTTAAAAGAAAAATGCCCTTGCACGTAAACTTGTAAATTCCTTCTTGACGGGTAACTTACTCGTGAGGTAGGAATCACTCATGACCCTATCCGATTTTCTAGATGCCGAAGGGCGCGGCGGGATGACCAGGCTGGCGAAAGCGGTCGGGGTTTCCGTCGTTACCGTCATTCGTTGGCGGCGCGGTGACGCGCTGCCTTCTTGGGATCGCATCCCCGCCATTGAGCGCGCCACCAATGGCGCCGTCACCGCCGCCGATTTCGTGCCCCGGCAGGGAGATGCAGCATGATTAAGCACCGCATCCGTCAAGCCCTCGCGCGCCTGTGCTGGGCCATCGGGGATGGCATTTGCGCCATCGGCGACCGCATCCGGGGGCGCGGCTGATGCCGGCCGGTCATTTCTGGAGCGTCGAACAGGACGCGCAACTGCGGCAGCATTGGGACGCGGGCCATTCCACGGCTGAGATTGGCCGCCGCATGGGCGTCACCAAGAATAGCATTATCGGCCGCGCGCATCGCTTAGCCTTGCCGAACCGAGCGCGCCGCGCACCGCCACCGCCCTCGCCAGTGATGAATCAGCAAAAAGAAATCATCCGCAACCTTTGGGCGACCGCTTCTTTCGCGCGCATTTCACAATACACCGGTCTTGGCGAGACGCGCATTAAAGCCGTGGCGCGGGAATTGAACCTGCCCGGACGTGATCCGGCATTGGCGCGCACCCTGAAGGCGAACGCGCATCGCAAAAGCTGGGGCGTGGTGTCCCGGCCTACCGCCCGCAGTCCCGAACTCCCCCGAGAGAGGCGCGCGCGGGCGGCTTTCCCATCCCCGGCGCGTCCGGGTGATCCGCGCCCGGCGGTTGCTTCCGGGCTGATTGGCGTTTCCTCCCAACCAAACTCACCGGGCGCGGCGTCAAACCCGCGTCCGGTCTTTTTGGCCGGCAAATGCCAATTTCCGCTTTGGAGCAATCGCGAGCGGCCAACCCATGCTTACTGCGAAGCGCCAACCGTCGCGCGCCGGAACGGCTGCGCGTCTCCATTCTGCGCAACCCATTACGCGGTCGCCTATGAGCCGCCGCGCCCAAAACCCGAAAGGAAAGCAGCA